CTCGGGACTTCTTTTCTGCCGCTGTCATTTCACCAGAGGTCTTAGGCGTTTTACTGGAGACGCGCTTTGTGGGCCTACAGTACGGGGTTCCCCGCTTCTCGCCTTCTTTGCGGCCACAGGCTTTGCCCGTGCGGACATCTTTCCAGTCCTCTTTGAACCACCGCTTTAGGGCTTTGCCCTTCTCCGTCTTACGAACGGCCACTAGCTTTCTTCTTCCGGCATTTAGCTATAGCGCCCGAGGCGTACGCAGAAGGGAAGACTTTGTACGACGCCTTCACCTTGCGGTAACAATCATCTTTGACCGTACCACCTTTCTTAAACGTAATGGGCTTCATTTTGCCCATGCCTCGGCACTTCATCATACCATGCGACCTTTAGTGCGGCCTCGGATAGCACAACCGTCACCAACACAGCCGCCTTTCTTTAGACCTTGTACTTTTTTGCCGCCCATTTCTACTCTAAAATTAGGGTCGTCTAGCTTACTCCCTAACTCATCTCGGAGCATGTTTCGCGTCGCTAACTCTCCTTGCTTAGCTTCTAAACGCCTAAGCGCCGTAGCAGACTTAGGAGACGTTCGTTCTAACGCAGTTCTTGGCTTTTTTGTTGGAACTTTGTAGTCCATGGCAGGTTTGCCTTTTCTAAGCTGTTTCTCAGTTTTTTTCTTTCCACCAGCAGCCATAACTAGTCTCCTTAGCGCATCTTACAGTTAGTGCGACCGCGCTTAGCGCAACCATCAATCTTACCGCCAGCTTTGTAGCCTTTGTTAGCCATAGCCATGCCGCCCATAGCCATTTTCTTAGCGGGCGTTCCAGTCATGCCGCCCATGTTCATTCTCTTAGTTCCGCAACCAGCCATACCGCCACTCCTGAACTTACGGCCTTTATCGGCCTCAACGTAATCTTCCCCCACGCTTTGTGGGATTCCTACCTTCTTGGCAAACTTGGGGTTATTCGCCACCGCTGCCATCAGGTTGTGTTGTTTCTTGCTCTTGCTTGGCATCTTTCTTACCGCCTTTGATACCAACTAGAGTGGGCTTTGGTTCGCCCGTCTCTTCTTCGTAGAAGCCCTCTAGCATAAATGCAAATTCTAAAACTTCTTCTGGAGTCCAACGCCCCTTAGAGTAACTCAGAACGGCTAATGAAACATCTACCATCGAGTACTCTAAGTCTTTCATTTGGTTACCATTTTACCTTGTCGGCCCAGTAGGCTGCGCTCATTTTACCCTTGGCGATGTTCTTGCCGTGGCGGGATTTAAACGATTTGCGCTTAGCTTTCATCTTAGCAGATTCGCCCGATTTGGGTTTACCCGCAGTAGACGCACCTTGCTCGCCGAAACGAATAACTTTCTCCTTCCCACCTTCACAAGCCTTAACTACATGAGACTTTTTAGGGTGAGACGGAGTCCGCTTGGGCTTGTTACAAGCCATCGCTTTCTTGTCGACTTGCTTAGCCATTAGCTGTAGAACACCGTCATAGCAGTAATGTTGGTCATCAACGTGATGGTTACGTCAGTAGCACAACGAATACCGTAGTCTGGGATGTTGATTGAGTGCGAATCTTCCACAGCAAAATCAATATCTAGCACCGTACGGCCGCCAGCCCCATCAGTAATAGTTAACCGACCGGCACCAACATCGCTAGTAAGCACTTGAACTTGACGTATGCGAGCCGGACCTACACCTAAACTAGCTGCGGTCGTGACCCGTTTGGTCTGAATATCTGAACTAGACATAGGTCTCTCCTCTAGTTAGTAAGGATTAACCTGCCGAGATAGATAGAGTAACACCGTCAAGCCAGATAGCGCCCGCAACACCCGGATCAGAAGTAGGGATAACGATTACGTTAGCAGTGCCAGTAGCAGAGATGTTGCCTGTAGTAGTTACAGTGCCTTGAAAGCCGTTAGTCGAGATGACCGGACCTGTGAAAGTAGTATTAGCCATTTGAGAATCCTCACATGCGAGTTAATTTGGGGCGTATCTGTCTGCATGTCGTCAGCCGGGACTGTCAGATACACCGAATGACCCCGGTATAGTCTTACTATATACCATTTCGGAGTTAATTACACAATACTTAAGCAAAAAAAGACCCGCCTGTGGGAGCGGGTCAAGTCTCAAGGGAAACAAAAAACAACAAAAAGCATTAGATGTTCACTGCGAAATTGCAGTACCCCCAACATATCACTTAATTCGAGTCTCGTAAATGTTCTTTACCCACCACATGAACATATCTTCGCCAAGGGTGTGTTTCATGGTATTTACCCTAGCCGCGACTAACTGTACGTTTTCCCGTACGTAAGGGCCGTTGGGGTTTACCCGGTCTATTGAGGCGTTAAAGTCTTTCTGCTTCCTATCGCCGTAGGTGCCGTCTCTTTGGTGGGTCATGAGCATACCAGATAGGGCACACTTACCGTCTTGCATTTCCCACATGTCAATAACGTCTTCCGTAGTTATTTCGTACTCGATGTCTTGTTTAAGCCGCTGAGATTTTAGTTGGGTGTTTAATACTCGGAGGTACGACTCAGGGGTAGCAGAGGTTTTTCTTGCTCTTTGCAGGGTAACGCACTGCTGACATATCCCGCGTACTTGCCCCTCTTTAAAGGTCTCAAATTGGGACAGCAACTTAGCTTTGTTACATGATGTGCAGATTCGGGAGCCTTGCGACTCTTTCTTTACTTTAGGTTCTCTAGCCATATCTACTACCTTCACACAAAAGAAAGGGGGCCGAAGCCCCCAATCTTAACACCATTTGCTTATTAAGCGCCCGGTGAACCGAAGATACCCAGTGGGTCAGATACGCCGAAGCTGTATCGCTCACGAGCCTTATATCGGCTGTTGCCTGTGTCAAAGTCGGCGTCCATGCTAGTTTGCATAGGTGAGCGGACAAAGTGCTTCAGGCCGTTAGGTACGTCAGTCATCAAGAACCACGCATTGGTATCAGTCAGGTAGTTATTTACTGTATAACCACCGGGGATTGAACCGTTATTGCGGAGTGCGTTGATGTCGTTATCGGCTGTAGACACACGAAGCTCAGTATCCAACAGGCGAGTAGCAACGAATTGCAGCGCAGGTGGGATTACAAGCTTAGCAGGCTTAGCAGCGATAAGGAGACCACGCTCATCAGTCCAACCAGCGATCTGGATAACGGCAGCTTCTAGTGAAGTTTCGTTAAGATCGGCTGCAACAGCAGGACGGTTTGAGTTAGTTCCACCAGAAACTAGTGGGTGGTCAGTCGCACAGAGAGTCTTGCCATCACCGTAGGTAGAGCCAGCAGCAAAAGCGTTGTTGAGGATTGAAGCACCCTTAACTTGCTTAGTGTAAGCCATACCACGGGCCAGAGCCTTCGTATAACGTGAAGAGAGTGAATCGTAGAGGTTATCTTCGATTGCTTCCTCAGTTAGCGAGAAGCCCATAGCGATTGTCTCGTGAGTGTAACGAGCAGTCCACGCTTCTTGCGCGTTGTCATACTCGATTGCAGAACCTTCACCCTTAACAGGCGCGGCACTGAAACCGGACAACTTAGTTTCTTCCTCGAAAGAACGGTCAGAAGACTCAGTCTCGAAGATTTCGGCAGCCTCATCACCATACTTAGCGTATTCGAGACCAAAGAGGGCGTTTAGCCCCGGTAGTAGCTCCTTAAGGAGTTGCGCTCTTGAAATAGCCATTTGCTAGTCTCCTTACACGCCAAGCGTTGAATTGTACTGGTGAGTATTGAGCTTAACAATCAACTCAACAAAAGCATCAGCACCAGTTGCGGTATCTGTGACAACATCAATTACTCGTACAGGGACAGTTGCTGTAACAACATCTGAGCCAGCGAGGACTGATTGTCCAGAATCTCCAGTAGCAGGATCACCTGCACCTTGTACTACGGCCATATTAGAGCCGACAACAGTACGGTCTTCCGTGGTTACTGCACCACCGGTTGTTACCGCAACTTTGAAAGCCGCCATAGGATCGTCTACTACGATAGCGTAAGCGTCGGTAACGCTAGTGCCGGGGTAGTATTGAGCCGGTGTGAACTGACCCAGAGAATTGACGTATTGAACGCCAACACAAACACCCACCGTAAGACCACTAATGGTACCGGTGAACTTCTCACATGTGCCCGCCGCTACAGTTTGAACCATGTCACCCGCGAAGATAGCCACGTTGTATGTACTCGCAATAGGAATAAGGCGAGTAGCACCAGCGTAAGGCATACCGTCGATACGGTTGATTGGCTTAAAGCCGTAGGGAGCGCTGACTGTTGGATAAGCCATTGTATATAACTCCTAAAATTTAATTTCCGCTGCCGAAAGTAACCTTCGTCTTCCTATCGTGAAATAGGGGCATACGAGGATCATTTTCGCGCATCAGGTTATTGTCCACAGAGTGAATTTGCGATTCAGCTTGGTGCTGGTAGTAATCGTTTCGCTCTGCAACAAGTTCTACTGGGGCCTTACACAACATCAAACCGCCAACGATGACATTATCCTTAAACCGTGTATCTGCCACAGCGTCAGTAAATATCTCGGGGTGATCTTCTGCACGTACAGGTTCCCAGCCTTCACGTATCTTCGAGGAAATATTAGTGGCATCAGATTGACCGTTGGTCGAGATGCGAACCCAGTGGTAAGTGTATCCGTCTTCGGGGGTGGGATCAGGCAATACTGTAGGCCGGGTCCACGCTGTCTTACGGACTGTCTTTGTACGGGTTTCGAGTTCTCTATCTAATCTATTTGTAGCCATTATCCTTTCCTCATTTCTTTAGCAACCTGTTGGGCGTATACCTCTAAAGGCAGACCTAGGCGTTTAGCTAGTGATACTTGTGTTCGCGTTAAAGTTACCTTTTTAGGGGCTGTGCTCCGCGTTGCGGGTGCGACCACATTACTAGCTCGTTTCTTCGGTGCTGCTGCCTCTGTAGAGGCGTCCTCCGATTCGTTAAACTCCTCGGGGAATACTTTTCGCATACGAGTATTAATATGCTCGTAGTAAGTATCTGATTGGGGATCAACCCCTTCTTTCACTAATTTGTTATGCAGGCCAAGAGCAAACGCCGTCATTTCGTCGTCTGAGCCAAACCAAGAATTTTCTTCCGCCCATGTACTAGCGCGTTGATCTACTTGACTTTTTGGCTGTTCTCTAGCTGTTTGAGGTACTTGTACAGGAGTTTCTTCCCGCTGTAAAGGGGCCGGTTTAAAATTAGCCACCTTGTCCGCTCGTATCCTAGCCGTAGCTATGGCATCTTGAGCTTCAACAATAGCGTCTGTATCACCAGATTCGTAAGCTTCTTTGTACTGTCGCTTAGCTGCCTCTAGCTCTCTAGCCACTGTCTGTTTGGCTTGCTCTAGCATTGTGCTTTGGTTTTTATCAACGGTGCCTTTAAGCTGTTGATTTTCTTCCAAAACTTTTTTAGCAAACGCCTCTAATTCTTCACGCTCCCGCAAAGCTGTCTCTTTAGCCCTACGTTCGTCATGGTACCCCTTAGTAAAGTGCTTAATACGCTGCCGCACTTTATCGGAATAATTTTCAAGTTCGTCTTCAGTAGGGTCTTCTGGAGGTGCAGATGCTTTACGCCCTCGGTCTTCTGGAGGCGTGTCGTCTATAATTTCTAGCTCAACGTCGTCTGTATCTTCTGCCTCTACTTCTTTACCCTTCTTCTTAGACTCGTGAGCTTCTTTGTCTTTCTCAAAGATAAACTCTCGGTTTTCCGCATCATCTACCTCAAACTCCGTAGTATCTTCTTCTTTATCGGGGTCTGGGAATTCAAATTCTACCTGTTGTCTAGGCATGTCTTACTCCTTATGCGCGCGAGACTGCTCGCGGATCATCGACGACGGCCTCAATAGAGTCGTCATTCATTAAACGATATTCCTGCTTTCCAACTTTAAAGCGCGTACCAGTATTGGCACGGAACATCACATAATCACCTACCTCGCACCAAGGCCCAGTAGGAAACCGTTCTTTGTCGCTATAGGCTTCTGCACCCATATCCAACACACAGCCAACAGTAGACAGGATGTACTCTTCCCGTACCGTGGACGTAGCTTTGACGATCTTGCTTTCACCGAAAGTTTCTTCGATGTTAGGTAAGGCGATTAACACCCTGTAGCCCACGGGCTTAGGGATAGAGGCTTCTAGCTCCTCTTCAGTCTTAATCTCCTCTTCTATCCTTTGCTTTCTCTTCTCTTCTAACGCAGTCATTGCTGGGGCTACTGAAGCTTCCGCTCCCACCCCGCTAACCGTTATAGTTTCAGTCATCGTTATCGTCCATATAGTTACGCGAAAGGTCACCTACTTCTCTTAATGCAGCGTTTAGACCCCGAATCACGCCACATACCTCCCGATACTCGGCAAAGTCTTTAGCTCCGCCACTCTTCAGGAAATCTTCGCTGGAGCCTTTAAGCTCCGTTAGTTTTTCGTTCAGCACGTCAAAGACGGTTTTAGCCATTATCTTCCCTGCCCTCTATATTCTTTGAAACTACGACGTTTGTGTTTGTTCAT